GCCGTTCGTCGACTTCAAAGGCCACCAGTTTTTGCGCGTCGGAGACTTGCCGTCATTTAAGGAGATGGGCGAGGGCGCAGAAACAAAATATGGCTCCATTTCGGAAAACGCCGAAACGGTTCGCGCCAAAGAATACGGCACCGGCATCGCGATTGGTCGACGCGCTTTAATATCAGACGATCTCAGTTCCCTGAGCGATTTCTCTAGCATGATCGCTACACGCGCTGCGGTTGATGAAAATCGACTGGCGTATGCTGCGCTCCAAGCGAACGCCGCGCTATCCGATAGCGTTGCACTGTTCCACGCTACCCACAAGAACAAGGCCACGTCCGGTACAGCGCTGGATGGCACCAACGTCGCTGTGGCGGTTGCTGCGCTGCGCGGGCAGAAGTCGCTCGACGGCCTCGTGCTCAATCTGCAGCCGGCATTTCTCGTTGTTGGTCCGCAGCAGGAAGTAGCAGCTCGGCAGCTTCTCGCCGCGGTCACGGCGACGAAGTCTACCGACGTCAACGTATGGTCAGGATTCGCCGAGCTGATCGTCGACGCCGAGATCACCGATAAAAGTTGGTACGTGTTTGCCGCTCCAAACTCTACTCCGGTTGTTGTCTATGGTTACGTTGCCGGCAGTGAAGGCCCGCAGGTTAGAACCGAAATTGACTTCGACAGCCGGGCCGTAAAAGTCGCAGCCGGCCTCGATCTGGCAATCGGGGTTGTCGATTTCCGCGGCGCCTATTTCAATTCCGGCGCGTAAGAATGACGATCGCTGAACTGCAAGCGCAAAGGGCGGCACTAGTTGCCGCCCTCGCCGAGGGCGCTTTACGGGTCGTTTTTCACTCAGGCGGGACTCGGCGTGAGATAGAGTATCGCTCAGTTATGGAGCTAGAGCGCGCTATCTCCGCGATCGACCGCGAGATCGCCGCCAACAGCGGCACCCGGATCAACACTTTCCTTCCTCATTTTTCGAAAGGCTTCTGATGAAGAATTATCTTCAGGCTGGCGACGTCGTCACCGTCGCCGCTCCGGTCACCGTATCCTCGGGCGATGGCGTGCTTCTTGGTAAGCTGTTCGGTGTTGCTGCGTTCGATGCTGAGTCGGGCGCCGACGTCGAGATTAAGACCCGCGGCGTGTTCGAGTTGGCGAAAAACTCGGCTGAGGCATGGACTGTTGGCGTCGACATCTATTGGGATGGCGCTGCTGCAAGCACGGCGGACGGTTCTGGCGCGAACACGCTTATCGGCAAGGCGTTGGCTATTGCGAACAATCCTTCCGCAACCGGAGTGGTGAGGCTCAATGGTTAGAAACGCGGTCGTAAGCGGTTTCCAATTCAAGAACTATATTTCTTATTAGCGCGCAACTCCCATTGCGATCACGCGCTCATACCCCCACTTGCTAAAGAGCGTCCAGAAATTTAGTCCTTACAGAAGTCAACCCCACAGTTCACGACAATGTGGGTGTGTGGGAGGTTGTTATGTCGCTTCAGACACCATCCCGCGTCCGGGACTGGCTTGTTCCGCCGATTGTTATTCCTCTGTTTTTTGGCCTCGTCATTCTGGGCTCTGTCATTTGGCGTTGGTAGTTTTACATCGAATGTCGTGATCGAGATCTGCGCGGTTATCTCCGTCGGAGCTTCGAGCACCAACGTGACCGGAGAGCGTTTTATGACCGTCAGATCCCGTAGAGACTCCGTCGTTTTCAAACATAGCTTCTGCATCGAAGGCATCGATCGGCCGTTTCCGCCCGGTACCTACGAGGTTGTAACCGACGAGGAGGAAATCCAAGGTTTGTCGTTCCTGGCGTTCCGCCGGATAGCAACGTCCTTCAGAGCGACCGATTCGCGCAGAGCGCGTTTAACGATCGAGTCGTTCGATATTGATCCAGATGATCTGAAAGAAGCGTTGCGAATAGACGCTGTAGTCGAGCTAGGCGATGGCTTGTCCGGCTAACCGGACGGTCCTAAACAGCTGAGAATTTACCGGAGTTATTCGATCATGAATCGCGATAATGAAGTTAGCCCGGGCGGGGTGCCCCCAGTCAGGAACGCGCCAGATATCGAGAAGCTGTTAACGGTCCATGATTTAGTGGCCGAGCTGAACCAGTGGAGTGGTGATGACCAAGTGGTGTTCCGATCGACCTCAGACGGCAGCGCGCTGCGCTTCTATTGTTTTCGATCACCCGAGGCCGGAATCCTTGAGATAAATCTCAGGGGTTACCATTAGATGCGATAGCGGTGCGCTGTACGCTTGAGTCGCCTAATAATGGATGGAGGACGCTTTGGACGATAAGGTTCGTACATTCGTAGACTTTTGGATTCAGTGTCATATCCGCGCCGAGGGCTATCAGGCGAAAGGCGACACCAGGCTCGCTAAGGCGCTTGCTCGCAAGTGCGTTGAGATGGCTCAAACGGAGGGCATATCAGCTGGCGATATCGAAGCTGAGTTCGGTGATATCATCGAGTACGTTCGCTGGCAGATCAAACGCGTAAACGACGATTTGGCCATGAGCGTGAGGGATATCGATAAAGCAAGTATCCGACGTATCGATCAACAGCTGGAAGAAGGGTTGATCGACTCCTTTCCAGCATCCGATCCCGTAAGTGTTACGCAGCCTAGCAAGTCCAGATTCGAAGCTCGCTAACCGCAAACTCTCTCGAAGGCTCGGCGCAGTGCATTTATCAGCTGAAGGGGGTCCCGTGATTTCTGTGCGCAAAACTATCCTGGCATTAACTGCCGGAACCGGCGCTTTAGTCCTTACGGCCTTGACCGCTTCGGCGGGGATCGTTTGTTCGGAAAACGTGTGCTGGCACGCACCGGATCAGTACAGCTACCCGCCGGACGCGAGGGTCGTCATTCACGACGATAGTTGGCTCGCTGACTCGCATGTCGTCTTCCGCGAACATGAGGGACGAGGTTATTGGAGGGGCGACGAATGGGTGACTTGGTAACAAGTCTGCAACAGCCGTGAGAAATAACCAGTTTTTGGTGAGCGGGGCCCGGCCTGGGTTCAAGGGCTGATAGATCGCTTCGCACATCGGCGAATGCCTTCAGCACCACCGCGGCTCTACGGATGGCTAATGATGCGCTTTGACATGCGGTTTTAGCTGGTGCAATGCCGTCGTCCGCAGCGCACGTCAACCCATCGTGGTCTTTGTTCGTAACAGCCTCGCACCGGCCAGCACCCTCTTCCTCGTGCCATTACGTCCGGTGAGGGCCCAATCACCAACGTTTTTCCAAATAGCACGTGCGCCATAAGCGTCGAACTGCACCAGTGCTGGATTTCAGCGGTCAACGTGTGGAATTTCACGGGGGATTTGAGGTATTTGATGGATGGGCAGGCGAGCAGTACCAGCGGCGCGCAAAAAGGTACTTCCCACGCCCCTTGCACCACGGGTGCGGGCAGTTCCGGGATTTCGGTCTAGGCAATTATTCCTATAGGGGCTTAAATGAATACGGTCGGCGCCGGCGAGTTGGCTGATTACCTCGGCGTGTCTTCGCAGTCGATTGCCGCATTCGCGAATGATGGCAAAGTGGTGCGCATTTCGCGCGGCAGATATGATTTGCGCGCCAGCGTTCAAACCTACACCGCACACCTCAGAGAAGTCGCAGCCGCTCGCGGCGGTGAGAGTCAAATCCTCGACTTGACGCAAGAACGCGCGCGCCTCGCTCGTGAGCAAGCGGACGGGCAGGAGCTAAAGAACCGACAAGCCCGCAAAGAGCTTGTACCAGCCTCAGAAGTGGAGCGGGAGTGGAGCGACATTCTTCGCAAAGTGCGCGCCGGTATCCTCGCCACGACAAGCCGCGTCCGCGCATCAGCCGGCCTTACAGCAGAGCAAGCCGTGGAAATGGACTCGGAGTTGCGCCTTGCATTGAAAGAAATGGGTGATGATCACGACTACCCGCCGGGCGGCGCTTCGAGCGCTAGTACCGCCGATGAGGTTGCCGCTTAGCGAATGGATTGAGACAAACCTCGCGCTACCCGATGACGTCTCCGCAAGGCCAGGTTCGGTTCGGCTTTATCCGTATCAGCGTGGCATAGCAGACGCGATATCCGATCCTCTGATTGAGCGCGTTAGCGTCGTGAAGTCGGCTCGCATCGGCTACACGACGCTCCTTG